AACTGAAGTTGCCCTGAAAATGAAATTTTTTTGCACAACCGCAGAACTTTTCCGCAGGGCATCAGTCTTAATTAGTGCCACTGCTTTTCTTTGATGTCCCCATTTTGTGGAGCCCATCAACCCCGCCATTTCGGTTCAAGGTTGATGGGTTTTTTGTTGCCTGAAATTTAAGCTGTTTAAAATCATGATGTTAGAAGCACTGTTTTTTAACGATGGCGACAAAATGGCGGCAGCGTCAAAGAGAGAGCGCCACCTGTCCTGATTTCATTGGATGCGGCTGAACCGGATTTGACTCTTTTGGCGTTGCAATCGAACGAACAAAAGTTTCATGGGTAACAAAAGTATGGCTGCAGTTAATGTTCTGGCACTGGTTGTAACGCTCTTTGGTCAATGAAGATACCTGAAAACTGCTGCGAGTATGGGCGGCACTTCCACACAGTGGGCAAATCATCATTTTTCGAGTTCTCCCCATTTTTGCTAAATTCACAATAATGATACCGCATTATTCCATTTTGCAAACTTAAAAGTTCTCCATTGCGAAGAATCATTCCATTTCGAAATCATCAATCCTCACTTCAAGCTCCAGACTGGTCGTAAAACCGTTATCCGGGCTGACGGTATGCGTCAGAGTCGTAATGGTCCATTCCGCATCATCTATCGGCTGTTTAAAACCACTGACCTTCACAGGCATTTCCGTGTAGAGATCTGCCCGCCCTTCTGCCAGTTGTAGCGAAAATGACGCAACGCCGCGTTGCAGGCGTTCCCACTGCATTTTCGCCGCTCGTTCGGCGTTGCTCCGGTTGGCATAAGTGCGATTAAGTACCAGCACGTTTTCATCCGTACCCACCAGGTAATCGCCCTGCTTCGCTTCTGGCTCTTTCTTCTGCTTCTTAGTTCTGCGCTTACGCTTCACCGTGGTGCTTTCTTTCTTCGCAGGTTCGCGGGTATGCAACCAGCTGGCAATTACGCCCGTGTAGGCTCCGCGATCTGCCAGGGTAAATCGGTGACTGTCGCCGTCCTTGCGTGTGATAGTGATCACTGGCAGAGGTTTACCAGTGGCGCTTTTGCCCTGCCCCTGCCGGATGAATAACAGATTGCCATTTTTCACCGACGCGATGGCACCGTACTGTCGCGCCAGCCGCATCAGAAAACTGCCGTCACTCTCATTAGTCTGGTCTATATGCTCCACGGGCTTATCCGACAGGTCTTTACCCAGTGCCATCTTCAGCTTGTGCCGCGCGGCTATTTCCTTCACCACTTCCCCGACGGTGGTCTTATGCCACGATTTTTCACGGCGGGTATTCAGCGTTTCCCGAAAATCAGCACTTCGCGCCCGGATAGTCAGGCGGTCCGGTGCGCCAGTGTGTTCAATCTCGTCCACCGTGAATGTCCCTTTCGGGAAAAGCGGCTGCCCCTTCCAGCCCAGCGCCAGCGTAATGACCGCACCACGGCGCGGCAGCACGATTTTTCCGTCGGCGTCGTCCAGCTCCAGATCAAGCTGGTCCGCGTCAAAGCCCCGATTGTCCGTCAACGTCAGACTCATCAGACGGTTATCCAGCACAGTAGTGATATCCCTGCCCTCAATACTGATGCTGAATGCGGGAGTTTTGTTGCCTTTGTTAAGCAGTTCAGAGCTGAAATTCACGACAGCAGCCCTCCCACCGTTTTACTGATATCACTTAAGGCAGATGTTGCCGTGTCCTGCAGATTATTCAGTTGCGTACTGAGATCACCGAACATATCGGACAGGGATTCATCCACCCGTTTGAGCGACAGGGTGAACTCAATCCGGCGCGGCATACCGTCGCGGAAAAACTCCGTTTTAGTCTGATTCAGTCCCTCAATCACATACATGCCGTAAATCGTGCCGCTGCCTTCAATCAGGGGCCATGCTTTTCCCTGTTCTGCCATCTGCTCCAGAGCCAGCAACGACAGCCTGCCGCCCGTTACCTCCGGCATAAGAACACCAGAAAGCGTCAGCATGTCGTTGTCCGGTCCCAGAAACTGCGTTGACGGGCGTCGGTTTACCCGGCTGTTTGCCGCATGTCGCCAGCTGCGTTGATACTGCAGCTCCTGATACGGCACGGTGCGCAGCATAAACACGTACAATCCCAGCACCATCATCATGCGTCGTATCCCCCCTGATCGCTGTAGTTACTCCTGGCTTTTGCCTTCAGCCTGCGTTCACGTTCATCAAGCTGGCGGGCCACCTCCCACGCAATATCCTGCGCACTTTGTCCTGGCTGCGTCTGGATGATGATCTGCGTCGGTGCCTCAATCCTGTAAACAGGCGGCACAGTGGCTGCGCGACTCACAATTGCTTCTCCACCTTTCGCGGGAAGTGCCAAAGGGTGCAACGGTGGAAGCTCTGCTGGCGCGGCAGCAACGCCCATCATTCCGGCAACAACGGCAGCCAGTGCAGCTGTATTTCTCCGGCTGGTCACATTTGCCGGGCCGTTAACAATTTCCGGCCCGTTTTCACCGACGATGCCAAACTGCCCGCGCGGGATATAGCCGCCGCTGTCATACATCCCCGCAAAGCCATATCCCCATGACGGAAAACCACCCGATGGCATCATCACTTTACCGTCTGTATTCACCGTCGCAGGTTGCTGACGCGTCACACTTTCCGGTAGTTTCGCCTTTGCGGCCTCTTTACTGACAACGCCGAGTTTCTCCAGCAACCAGGAAACGCCGGATTTCAGGGAGTCCAGCGGATGCATGACCATATTCAGCCCTTCCGCCAGTGCCTCCCCGAATCGCCGCCCCATTGCCGCTGCACTCTGCAGTTCGGCAGAGGTCGACTTAACGGGCGTCAGCAGATCAGTAAACCAGCCCCACAACGCCTGTACTTTGTCGCCAATCCACTGGAACACGGGCTTAAGCGGTTCGAATGCTGCACTGACGGGACCTGCCGCGGCTTTGAATCCTTCCACCACGCCACCAAGAAATGCGGTGATGGGCTGCCAGTATTTCCAGACAACCAGCGCCACGCCCGCCAGTGCAGTAACCACAAGAGCTATCGGACTGAGCAGAGCACCTAACAGACCAGATACGGCATACAGGGCAACGCGCAGCATCGCCAGTGGACCAGATGCCAGTACTCGCAGCACCGTGCCTGCGGCGGCCAGTCCACCGCGCAGTACCGCCAGAGGATTCATAAACATCACAGCAACAGCACGTAAACCGGATAATCCAGACCGCAAAAGTGCAACCGGCGCACCTGCTACAGTTTTCAGGACATTTCCCGTCAGTGATGCCGTGCGGCGCAAAGACGACAACGGCGCAGTAAGTAAACCTGCGGCGTTGCCCGATGAAGCAAGCCCGCGTCGCAGCAGTGCCAGTGGTGCGCCAGCCAGCCAGGACAACGCGCTGCTGGTTCGAGTTACTGCTGCCGTAACGGAAGGTAACGTTTTGATACCCAGCACAGAGAACCCCAGACGGATGACTGCCAGCGGCCCCAGCACTGCAGCTAACACCACCGCTAAGGTGCCGAGGCCCACGGTAACCGCAGCCACAACAGCCGCCGCTTTCATCAGTGTGCCCGTCAGTTCCGGGTTAGCTTCCACCCAGCGACGCAACGCCCCCGTGACGCTTTTCACCGTGTACAGAATATCCATCAGCGGCTGGCGCAGCGTTTCGCCCAGGCTGCTGAAGGTGTTCTGCGCTCCGGTTTTGACCAGCAACCACTGAGCAGAAAGTGAGTCCTTGTTGATGTCGGATTCTTTCTGCATGGAACCGAGCGCATCATTGCCCGCTGTCAGCTTTAACTGGCGCTGCAGTTCCGGCAGGTTGTTTGCCAGTTTCGCCGCATCATCGCCAAACTCTTTACCAAACAACATGGTCATGGCAGACAGACGCTTGTCCTGCGGCAGTGCGTTCACCTTCTCCAGCACGCGCTGGATGGTTCCCATCGCATCCTTCGTCATTTGCTTTTCAATCAATTCAGGATTGAGTTTCAGCAGATTCATCCCTTCAAAGAAACTCTTGCTTTGCATGGTGGCAATGGACAATTCACGCACCATCGCGTTTGCTGCACTGGCTGCAACCTCCGGCGCAGCGCCCAGTGTCAGAAAGGTGGAACCCAGTGCCGCCGCTTTACGATAATCCAGACGGTCAGCCACACCGCCCAGACGTTGCATCACATCAATGATGTCCGCCCCTTTCGACATGGCGTTATCATCCAGATAGTTCAGCGCATCGCCGAGCTGTTCAATATTGCGGGTAGGTATTTTGTAGAGCTGGGCGATTTTCCCCAGACTTTCTGACAGTTCATCCGCTGGCAGCTCAAAGGCTGTTGCCGCCTTTGCTGCCGTACTGGCGAAGGCCAGCAGGTCACGTTTCTGGTCTTCCCAGCTGTCGTCAGGGTTTGCGACGTTCATGCGCGCACCACCTTCAACCAGTGCAGCGAAGTCCACCGCACCGTTTTCCATCGGCAACTGTTCGCTGGCAGCCTTGATGGCATCCTGCATTTCATAAAAACGTGCAGTACGGTTTCCATTATCGTCACGCAGACCATTGACCTGCTTTGCCACACCTTTCATGGCATCTTCCATGCTGGTATAGCTTTTTACTGCCGCCATCACTGGCGTCCCCATTGCCAGCCCTGCAGCCGTGGTAGTGGCTCCGGCTCCTGCAATACGATCGCGCACCTCCAGCGAACGGGCATAACTGGCACGCGCCGCATTCATCCTGCGCTGAGCTTCACCCAGTCGCTTCAGCCGCGCCTCCTGTTTCGACAATTCCTGGTTATAACGTGATGTTTCACGGGCTAAACGGGCAGTTGCTCCCGCATCATCTTTCGCAGAAATTCCCGCCCGGTACAGTTCTGCACGCACAAGCGCCGTTTGCTTCTGCAAATATTTTTGTTGTTCTTCCAGGCGTTGGACTGCCAGCGTTTGCCGACCTAAAGCCACAAGGTGCCGTTGTGATGGTTGTTCCATCGCCTCCAGCTCAGAGCTAAGCAAATTAGCCTTCTGTCTGGCATAGTTCAGCCTGTCGCCTAACTTCTTGTTATCGGCCTGCAGCTTGCGAAATTTTTCCAGGCTGTTACCCGCCTGATTGAGTTGCTTTAATGCGTCACGGGAGTTTCTGATTGCGCCAGCCAGCTCTTTCGAACTGGCCTGTGCAGCACGGAATGGGCGGGTGAGTTTGTCAACCGCATTAAGAATGACCTGCAGCCGCAGGTTATTATTACTCATCGTTGGCCCCGCTTCTCTGAATCGCTTTATACCGCCATTCCAGCACTTCGGTCAGCGGCATAACGTCAGTAACGGATGGCGGCCAGTGAAAAATGGTGGCGATATCTGCCACCAGATCGTCAACCGTCAGGCTGTCGGTAAACCGGCAAGCACCGACTTCTTCAACAAAAAAGTGACAACCTCAACCGACATGGCAGTGAGATCTGCCGGGTCAATCTCTGCAATTTCCTGTGCAGTCAGTACCGGACTGGAGATGCGGGGGATCACGGTCATCATCGCGTTCACATCCATATCCATAATGGCCTGCAGGCGTGTACCGCGCAGCGCACCGGACTGCGGTTTACGCAGCACAATTTCGGTAATTTCTGTTTTACCGCGCTTGATAGGGGTATCCAGTTGAATGGTCTTTTCAGTCTGCTTATCGCTCATTTTGTTGTCCTGTAAATTGGGTTCTGGCGCGGTATCCCGCGCCGTTCAGATAGATCAGAGGCCGAGGGCGTTGCGGTGCGCTTCCATCAGGTCTACACCGTCCACAATTTCCACCATGTTGATAAGGTCCACTTCATAGAGCACCTCACCATTGATGGTCAGCTTCGCGTAGCTGTTGGTACTGGTCACTTTGGTGGTGTTGCTTTCGCCCGTCTTCCACTCGCCGGAATCCACTTCTTTGTGACGTCCACGCACCACAAGCTCCACAGCCTGCACTTCCCCGGTATCGTCACGCTGGATAGAGCCGGTAAAGCGCAGCTGGATGCCATCCACCGTGGCTTTGCCCATCTGCTTAAACAGCAGCAGTTCAGTACCACCAATGGAAAATTCTGTATCCAGTGCACTGTCATCCAGTCCCAGATCCACATCCACCACCCCCGGCATTCCGCCACCGCGATACTTCTCATATTTGCGGGTGAATTTCGGCAGCGTCAGCGACTCAACGATCCCCTGCCAGTTGTTCCCGTCGTTAAACAGGTTCAGGTGTTTTAATTTGCGTGGTAAAGCCATGTTGTCCCCTTACGCGCTGACCTGGCTGGCAAAATTCACCAGGTACTGATCGGTGATGCGCTGGCGCAGCATCAGATTTTCAAGTGGCGGCACTGGCGTGTAGTCATAGTCGATGGTGAGTTTTCCGGCTTTCAGCGTGTCTTTGTCGTTCACCGACTCATCCAGCCAGCAATCACCACCAATGAGATAGCCTTGACTGACCAGGCTGCGCATTTTGGCGCGGATACCTTCGATAATGTCGCGGGCCAGCGACGGGTTAAGCGGTTTATCCACCGCCCACATGTGTGCTTCTGCCATCGTGTCCATCAGCACCTGCGCCGTGCGGGTGTAGTTTTCGAAGGCAAAGAGCGGGTCATCACTCAGGCAGCGGGAACCCCAGAAGCGGAAACCGTCTTTACGCACAAGTGTGGTGACGTCGTTCTGGTTCAGCAGACCTGCATCGGTTGCCGGGTCCTGCAGATCCCAGAACACATCTGCAGAAATTCCGGTGACACCGTTCACGCCCACGTTGGACAGGCTTTTGTGCCATCCGGTCTGCTCGTCAATTTTGGCGCGCAGACCAAGCGCACGGGCGGTGGCATATGCCGTTGCTTCGGCATTCAGCACCGTGTCCCAGCCAGTAAAGTCAGGCCAGATCAGCATCCCTTCGCGCTGGCTGAAGTTTTCACGGTAAGTGATCGCCTCCTGTACCGTCTTGCAGCCATACGCTGACAGGTAAGCAAATCCACGCAGGCTTTGCGCCACGCTCAGCAACTCAGTAGCTACCGCCTTGGTGTCGTGGCCTGGCACGCCGAGAATGCGCGGTTTAACGCCGAGCTGAGCCTGTGCAGATAACAGGGCTTTCATACCTGTTTTTTTACCTTCAGCAGTCACTGCGCCGATGATATTGGTCGTGGTTTCGTCTTCCGTTTCACCCTGCGGCACACGCACAACAACGGTCACGGGTTTTGCCTGGTCAGCGATGGCATCCAGCGAACGAGCCAGCGTGCCTGACTCACCCGCTTTACCGCTGGCAGTCAGCACATCAGTGATCAGCACGGGTTTATTAAGAGGAAACATTTTTGCATCGGCATCATCGCCCGTGCAGACCATACCCACGATGGCGGTGCTCACCGTGGTAATGGATCGGGTGCCTTCGTTGACTTCAACAACGCGCACCCCGTGGTGGTAATCCTGAGCCATAGTGGCGAACCTCCTGATTGGATTAGGCTTCGCCCTATGTTGAAGTGATTGTGCCTGACAAACAGCTAAGCGCAGTTGTATCGTTATTCATACAAAATGACGGTATTTGTCTGCTTGCAGGGATAATCAACATAATGCTGATTCAGGGGGATTCATTGCTCTTATTTGCCGGAAATTTTCTATAAATTGTGGAAACACCCACATCAAAAATCAGTGCAATACGCTGTCTTGATTCTCCGGCCTCGAGTAAACGTCCAATCTGTGCCCACTGTTCGGTGGTCAACTTAGGACGGCGTCCACCTACTCTGCCTTTAGCACGAGCTGCAGCCAGCCCCGCCCTGGTACGTTCAACTATCAGTTCGCGTTCCATTTCAGCCAGGGCCCCCATGACATGAAAAAAGAAACGGCCCATTGGGGTGCTGGTATCAATACTGTCAGTCAGGCTTCGGAAATTCACGCCACGCTGGCGCAGCTCTTCTATCAGCGTAACGAGATGCCGCATACTGCGCCCCAACCTGTCCAGCTTCCAGACAACCAGAGTGTCACCTGCCGATAATGTCCTGAGCAGTTTTTTCAGTCCCGGTCTGTCGGACTTAGTGCCACTGATTTTGTCCTCAAAAATCCGCTCACATCCCGCGCAGTTCAGTGCATTACGTTGCAAATCGGTGTTCTGGTCATTTGTTGACACGCGTACATAGCCAATAAGCATGATCAATCCCCTGAATAAAAACCGGGGATGATGCCAGTTAGCTGTTACCTCTGCATTTTCTTAAACGTTGGTTTGGGAGAAGCGGCAAAACGAAATGTGGGTAACGAGCAAAACCAAATTCCGGATATGGCGGCGTTTGCCAGTTCACTTTCATCAACGGGTTTTCAAAAACTCCCTTCAGGTCTGATTATTCAGTGGGGTATAGTCAGTGGAGCATCAAACTATACGGTGACTTACCCGGTAACATTCCCAAATCGTTCACTTGCGCTGTTGGCTGTACCACATACAACGTCGGTGGCGGGTATATCTGCAATGGGCATAGCGAACTGTTCTGATATCAGCAAATCACAGTTCTATATAATTGTTGGCGGTATATCTCAGGGAGAAATTGTCAAATATGAAAGGTCCTGTTTTTGGGTAGCAATCGGTGTATAGGTATATCTATGATTTATTTCTCAAAATCGACTAATGGTTTTTTCTTCGATGGTATAAACAGTGACATGCCTGCTGACATTGTTGAGATATGTACAGACTTATACAATGAATTAATTGCCGGACAGCAGGAAGGGGGTAAATTAATTACGTCAGATGAAAATGGTTTACCGGTACTAAAATCCCCGGCGATTGATTATGTCGCACGTGCGGAAAATCAGCGAATGCAGTTACTTGCTCATGCCGATAATGTCACAGCTGACTGGCGAGTGGAATTAATGCTTGGTGATATTAGCAGTACAGATAAAGAAAAACTATCCGCCTGGATGGACTACAAAAAAGAAGTAAAAGCCGTCGACACTTCGACGGCTCCTGAGATTAGCTGGCCTGAGTTACCGGAGGTGTAGGCCATTCAATATCTGGAGCACTGGAGGTATCCACCAGTTCCAGTGCGTCCAGGTAATCCAGCCACAAATTATATAGTGCCAGTTCCTCACCTTTCAGACGACCAATAGCTGCTTTGCCAGGCCATTGCTTACTGTTCATGTATTCGTTGGCCTGATTAAGCAATAATTGCCTTTCTGTTTCTGCCTGTTGAATAAGTTCTTCATGTGATGGTGGAGGTATTAGTGCCCATGTGGGTAATCCATTTTTTCCTGCAACACGAATTTTGTCATCTGGGGGCGTATTGATTGCAAATTCATTATAAACATCATCACTGACAGCCAGAGCATCATCTGGCCATGAATTTGCATTAATGTAATCATCCTTAAGCGCAGGATTCACAAAAATGTTTAAAGATGGACTATAAAACATATTACACCCCTATAGCGATATAACGACCTAATACAGCGTTTGCAGCAGTCGCTATGCTTGAAAAACCGCGGAACTGATTTGATGTAATTGCAGAAGCCGACAGGATTCCTGCGCCTGAAGGTGTATGCCCCACATGACTAACTATCATTCCATAACATGCTGACGGAAAGGCAAAAGGAAAATCATTAAGATATCCGGCATCTTCACCACCAGACCCACCAAATCTCGCCTGCCCCCACTGAATAATCAGTGTTCTCCGGGAACCTGAAATAATTAACGGAATCGTTACATACCCATTCAGACCAATGACACCCGATGCAGTGCCAGCCAGAGATAATTCTCCCAAACCAAGGTATGCGAGAAGACCAGCTACATCCTTTCCACTCAAATTAGTCAGCGTATTGTCCAGCGGTTGTTTACCTGCTAGCGCATTAAGCATTGTCGTGGCAAAGTTCGGGTCATTCCCCAGCGCCGCCGCCAGTTCGTTCAATGTATCCAGTGCCGCAGGTGCAGAACCCACCATTCCTGCAATCGCCGATTTCACAAAAGCCGTAGTGGCAATCTGTGTATTGTTGACCGACTGTGCCGCAGTAGGTGCTGTTGGCGTTCCGGTAAGTGCCGGACTCGACAGCGGCGCTTTCAGTGCCAGCGCATTATTAATAGTGGTACTGAATTTCGGGTCATTGTTAATGGCTGCGGCAATTTCTTTCAGCGTGTCCAGCGTGGCTGGCGCACCATTAATCAGGGTCGTCAGTGCCGCCTGAACAAACGCGGTCGTAGCAAGTTGCGTGGTATTATTCCCCACCGCTGGCGTTGGCGCTTTGGGGGTTCCGGTAAATGTCGGGCTGGCTTTTGGCGCGTACTGTGAATGTGGGTCCTGTGCAGCAAGATGTTTTGCCATCAGGTCAACCACGTACACCTTCAGCTCCAGTACCTTGTCATCCACATACTTGCGGGTTGCCAGCACTACGGCAGGGTCGATTTTCAGGGTGATATTGTCCGTGCTGCTGGTAATCAGCACCATGCGCACGGTCTGGGTACGCCCGCTGCCTTCAGCCAGTTGCGGCTTATAGCTTTCCGGGCAGTTGCCCACGGCAATCAATGCCCCGGACTCATCAAACAGACCCACTTCACGTATCCACCAACCGCCCTCGTTTTCAGGGATCACCTGTTCAGCAATAATCTGGCTGCTGTTCTGCGGGTCGATATAGAGCATATTCAGCGCAGCCCGGCGTTTCTCATTTACTAATGCTGTCTGCTTTGCGTCCGGCGTTGGCAATGTTCCGCCGCCATCGCCGACCGCCATATGGGTAATTTTTAAAGGCACACCGAGCGCGGCGGCGCTGGCAAGTTTCGCCGCGCCAATATCCGTTAGCAGGGTATAAAATTTTGTGCTCATGGATTCACTCTCATTGTGTCAATAACATGGACCGCCCCGCCTTCATGCGCGGTGCCACCGGAAATAATTGTTTCGTTGATATACGGATAGATCGTGATTTCTTCGCCAAGATAGCTGGCGGCTCCCACCCAATGCGGGCCGCTGGTCTGCAGATTGATGGACATGCCGATCATGTGACGGCTACATGGTTTGGCATCGCTTATCAGTCGCTCAAGTTCCAGATAGGTATCTTCAGTGATGCCCTGATCCTGCACGCCGATATCCAGGCGAAACGTGCCTGGTGTTTCTCCGGTCTGCCACCACTCAATAATGCGGATCAGAAAGCCGAACGGCTCCACCACCCGCCGCACGGCACTGGTGGTTCCTTTATGCTGATGAATATAAAAAGCATCCTTCACCACCTGGCGTTTGACACTTTCCGTCCAGTCCTCGTCCCAGCGATCCACAGAGAACGCCCAGGCGAGATAAGGCAGGAAACTGACCGGACAGGTCGTTGGATTCCACAAGTCACGCAGCGGCACCTGCAAATCAGAAATTCCGCTGCAGGTTTGCGCCAGTCGGCGCTCCAGTGAAGTTGAACCCGGTGGCAGCAGACTATTCATCCGTTCCTCCGTTGGTTACGCTCCACTGCGTACATGATGCCGCCTGTGTTTTGTTCAGGACCACATCCGCCAGCGGCGAAGCCAGCTCCACACGCTGCACACCCTCAACATGCAGGGCGGCAAAGATGGCGCTACGGCGAATATCCCGGCCAAGACGCGTCTGACTGGCGATGTACTTCTGCAGACTGGCTTTTGCCGCTGCCATTACCGGCTCTGCTTCCGGTCCCGGATAGAGAAAAATGGTGGCTTCCACGCGGTACGGGATGATTTCTGCGCTGCGAACCGTCAGACGGTCAGCCACCGGGCGGACGTTCTCACTGTTCAGAGCTTTTTCCACCACGTCCAGCAGGTCTTTTTCTGCTGTTCCGTCGCCTTCGCGGCTCAGGACAGTCAGCACCACCTCTGCAGGTGCCGGACTGGTTGCACTGGCATCCGCCACCCGACCGTCGGCGCTTCGGGCATGAAATTCATAAGCGGCAGTTGGCCCCGCAACTGAAAGCCCTTCAAAGGCTGCAGGCACACGCAGGCGTAACGCTTCATCACTTTCCATCACAGCTGCAACGGGCGGCACAGCGTCATTATCAGCAGGCGTCACCGTCAGGCGTTTCACGTTGTAGTTGGCAGCGAGCTGGTCAAGATCGCTGCCCATCGCGTAAGCCACCATCACAGCCTGCGCGGCTTCGTTAATGCGCTGGCGCAGAAGCAACTCACGGTAAGCGTTCTCCTGCAGCAATTTGGTGACGGGTTCAGATTCCAGTTCCAGCGTGCGGATCACTGCTTCCTGCTCATCTTTCGGATGAAGCGCCACAAATTCGGCCTTGCGTTCGGCAAGCAGCGTCTCAAAGTCCGGCACATCCACAATCTGCGGCGCAGGCAACTGCGAAAGGTCAATCACTGCCATTCTCTGCTCCTGTTGATACGGAAAGGGAAACAGGCACACCGTTATTACGCCGCCCGGCCAGGTCCACCACCATAGAACCGTCAAAGTTGCTGTTGATGGTGATGGAATCCAGCGTCAGCCGTGGCTCCCAGCGACTCAGCGCCACATACACTGCCGACATGACCTGCAGGCGTAATGCCGGATTTTGTGGCTGGTCTATCAGTGCCGACAGCAGGGAACCATATTCCCGACGGGCAATGCGGCTACCCTGTGGCGTCAGCAGAATGTCCCGCACCGACTGGCGCAGATGGTCAATATCAGTAATGGCTTTGCCGCTGGTATTGTTCATCCCGCTATAAAGCGTCATACCGGTCCTCCGGTTGTGTCGCCGCCTTTCAGGACGCCAGTATGCTGATGCGCATCAACCACGATCCCCCTGGAACTCATTGCACCGCCGCCCTGGGTAACGCCACCATTGATCACCACTTCGCTGTTAATACGCGTGCGGTCAGCCTCCAGCACAAACTCACTGGTTTTCATGGTGATGTTGTCAGCGGCCTCAATGACCATTGATTTGATGCCCCTGACATACCAGCGCCCGGTGGCGGGTTCGTATTCAAACCAGCCGCCGTCAGGATGTTCTGTCACGCAGGCGTCTGCCGACGTCGACGGTGGCGCGAACTGATTCGAATAGACAGCGGGCAGCGCAAAGGCGGTTTCCAGATTTCCGCCCAGACTCAGCAGCACCACCTGCTCACCTTCCGATGGTCGCCACCATGTCCGGGCATTCCCGGCACGCAGCGTCAGCCAGCTGATCCAGTTGGTTTCAAGCTCGCCCGTTTTCACCCGGCAAAGCCAGTTCTCCCGATCCACTTCGGTGACTACACCAGTGCGGATCAGGTTGGTGATAAGGCGCATGATTTCGGTTAGTTGTGCGTTCATCTACTAAGGATGATGAATTATCGACTTCTACGGTAGATCAGGTACATTGTGCTATAAATGGCACAATGTATCTTCCAAGGATAAAATTTAAGATGATGGTTCTTGACGAACAAAAATATAACGAAATATTGAAAACAATGGAAAAACGAGCTAGCCGCTCTAAAATTACTACGCTCTTATTTTTATATATTTTATTAACTGCTGTACTCTGCATTCCTGCAACTTATATTTTTTATAAAGCAGAAAGTAATAAGCGTGACAATGCACTTGCCTCACTTAGATTGAGCTCTCAGCAAATAGAATCTGCTTTCGAAAAGTTCACCATCATGCAACAGTTAACTGATAAACTTGCACAAGCATCAGAAAACCTCAACGCTTCAAAAAATTCAAATCCGATAATCAAAAAAAATGAATCAGGTATTAATTCAACATACCTAAATACTAAAAGCACCTTTGAAAAAGCCATTGAAACCGCGGCACCTTATTTACTAATCTTATCTGGGATATTATTCACTGGATATATACTTCGGTTATTTATTGTGTTCATTAAATACAACATGCAAATGAGCAACGACTATGACAACCAGAGAATTGCATTCTTACTATCGCAAGGTGATACTGATGAGTTCGGCAAAATCATTCAAACATTACGTGAACACAATGTAAGTTTCGAAAAAACCCCCAATCTACTTCAAGAAAAAATCATCATAGAATTAATGAGTCTTTTACGCTCATCCAAAAATAAGAGCTAACTTATAAGCCATCGAACTAGGATATTCCTAGTTCGAGTTTCTACTTCATCATTCCCCCCTAACAAACGACGCTCTGCATAACGGACCTCTGGTCCTTTGCGGCTGACGCGATCACGCAGGCCGTAATGGTGAACGCGGGCAATGCGCTGTACCTTGCCTTCAAACTGCACGCTGGCAGAGTCGGCGCTGGCGGCAGTTTTCAGGTATTTTGTGGTGCGAAGCTTTGCAAACATCTGGCGTTTGATGCGTCCCTTTTTACTGCGTATTGTAACCCGTCGCGGTTCATAACTGCTGCCATCAGGATTGCGCTGCATCCTGATGTTCTGCTGCTGTGTCCGGCGCAGTTCCTGCGCCAGCTGACGCATCATGCGGCTTCTTGCGGCTGGTTCCAGATTCGCCAGTAAGGCACTAAGCCAGTCGTCCACCTTCTGTAGTTCAGCCACGTTTAACCGTCCACATTTCTTCAGGTTCATCGGGTTCCGCTACAGCTTCAACACTCGACACACTGCCGTCAGTGCTGACCAGCACACGCTCCGTCAGTTGCAGGTTAAGGCTGATATCACAGACATCGTTGCGCAGAATATCCACCTCAAAGGTGAATAGTTTTTCCCGTAACGCCGGATTATTGATGGCATCAGGCTGGTTATCCCGCAGCCACAGCAAAACCGGGGCCATCAGCAGATTCTGGTCGCCGCTGAAATCCTCAATCACCACGTTCAGGGTGTAACGGTACTCCCACGACATGGAGCTGGCCCCCGTGGCAACCAGCGAACCGTTATCCACAAACAGATGCAGTTTGTCCGGGTTATTGCGGACATAAGGCACCGCTTTATTGAGGGCGTGGCGCAGGGATTGTGGTTTGTTCACTGTTTCGCTCCTGACACGTAATAATCATGTCCACTTTGTCTGCACAGACCGCCCAGGCGGCCTCCGTTTCATCCAGCAACGCGTTCAGATCACCGTTAGTGCGCGGCGTTGCCTGATCCAGCCGACACGGCGTCACTCGCGGACAACCACTGACGGTAAGCTGCACCTCCGGTGAGTGTCGGACGTTCCCGCAGCCGGATAATGTCAGCAGGCAAAGGAGTATCAGCCCAGCGGCGTAAATCCTCGTTCTCACGTTTCAGTTCCTCGATCCGGTGTTGTCGTTGTCTCAGCAGCGCGCTGGTCTGTTCTGCTTCGGCATAGAGCCGCGCCTGCTCCCGGTTATTGGTTTCAGCCAGAATGGACAGACTGATCAGCTGGCTATTTTTCTTCGTTAGTTCGTGCGCTTTACTTTTCAGCGCCGCGCGCTGCGTTTCGATGGTGTGGCTGGCGCTGTTAAGCCGCCACGACTGCCAGCCCAGCGCAACGAGTGCCAGCGCCGCCACTACCGCCAGCGCACGCGTCATAGTCCAGCTCCTTTAAGGCACCAGGCCATCTCCCGCGCACGGCGGTTATCCAGCCCCTGATTAAACACACCTTTCACATAAACCCAGCGCGGCAACTGTCGGCACGCTTCTGCCCAGCGCCGCTGATTGAGTAATTTCACCAGTGTGGAACTGCAGGCATTGCCCGTTCCCACGTTGAAGGCAAACGACACCGTAGCGTCATATACCTTCTGCGGCGGCTGTTGCTTCACACACCTTTCCAGCGCCCGCTCCACACGCAGCACGTTGGAAATCAGCCCTTCTGCTGCCTGTCGTTCCGTGATTGTTTTGCCGGGAATGACGCCAGATGTATTACCAATGCCGTCGGTCCAGACACCCGCGCTGCACTGATACGGCTGCAGACGACAGCCTTCGTAATCGGCAATCAGTTTCAGTCCCTCCACGGAGGTGTGAAGCTGCTGAAAACCCGGCAGCGTGGCAGCAATAGCCAGCACGGCCCCGACAAGGCAGCGTTTAACGATTGATGGATTCATAGTCCTCCCGCGAGATCTGCCCGTCGCGCAGAAGCTGGTAGGCTTTGTGTTTGTAGTACCAGTTGATAGCCAGCATCAGCACACCAATCATCAGGCCGCCCAGCGTTGAGGCATCCTTGATGGACAAATCGCCCAGCCAGGCCAGCACAACGGCGATGCAGTACGTGATAAAGGCGCTGATTCGCTCAAGCGTCATAATTCAGTCCCATAGCTGGACGGTCTGCACGGTGGTGGTGGGCGGAATGTCCGGCAGCTCCACCGGCAGCCCGTGAGGTAAAAAGGGGCCATATTCGGCAAGCCCCGGATTTGCCTTCAGTACCTGCTCCGTGACCCCCTGCGTGCGCCCGTAATGACGCCAGCAAAGCGCGTCCACCGTGTCATACTGATGCGCACGCACTTTCATCAGATAAGCTCCACTGTGCAGTGCGGCGCATCCTGCACCCGGCTGATGGCCCAGCGGGCGTCACGCCACAAATCACCGCTGGATTCCGCCAGTTCCTCGCCTCGCTTCACACCGGATGCCGTGGCGTCATAGTCCTGGTATCGTTCGTTGAGCATGGCGCGTGCCCAGCAGTAAACTGCGTTGAAATAGTGCTGAATGCGCTCACTTTTGCCGTCCAGCTGTTCCGCCGGAACCTCAGCCAGCGACGCATACCCCAGCATCTGCTGACGTCTGCGAAACTCATACAGCTCTGCGTTGACCTCCGAAATTGCCGACAGCGCAACCTGCTTTAAACGCGGCTGCGTCACCGTGCCGTCAGTGCGCATGACACTGCGAAACTCCGACAGGTCCACATCAGGCCAGAACGGCGTATTTCTGATGATTTCCGCCTGTTCCGGTGCCTGTTCTGGCGCAACAAACTTCATGCTGCTTTCTCCTGAAATAGAGGGCGGTGGACGGGGTTTTGATGTGGCAGTGCCTTTCGCCACCCCGTGCCGCCCGTGCGCGGGGGCACGTTCTGTCAGCGGCTGTCATTGCGCAGTCTGCGCTCCAGCTGCTGTTTGTCTTTTTTCACGCCACAGCGGGGATCGAGCTGTAACGCATGGTTGAGATGATTAAGGGCGGAAGCCGGGTTGCTTTCACTCAGGACAGCGCCAATCGCTTTATGCAGACGCGCCCGTGACTGGTCCGGCATATCCATACCGTCTGTCAGCTCCAGGGTCTGCAGCAACAGATCGGCATCAAAGCCGGTGGCGGCAAGCATTGCGCTCTGGGCTGCATCTGCCATTTCCTCTGCCAGCACGGTCTGCACGTTGCGGTTACCTAACGGCATCACCCAGCCATGACGCAGGGCGTGACGCCCGATCTCCAGCGCCCCGGCATAATCTCCGGCATCAATGCGCCACAGCATCACGTACATCAGCACGTCATCCTGCTGTGCGCCTCCGGCAGTCAGGACACCCTCTGCCCAGGCGGCGTACTTCGGCAGCAGTTCCACCTTAATCTCCGCTTTTTTGACCGTGGACTGAACGCCCTTGAGACGGCGGCGGTCTTCCGCCAGTTGCAGCAGCATCAGGTCATAGCCCGACGCGTGGCGAACGCTGCCGCCCTCACGGGCGGCCTGTTCAGCCTGAACGCGCAGGCGATGCTGCCGTGCGGGACTCAGGCTCATGGGTTACGCTCCGGCTTCTGCTGCTGCGGCGCTGAAGTCGCCAATCTGGATGTTTTCCACCAGTGCGGCGCAGCGGTAGTCCTCAACCACATAGGCTTCGTTAACGGATTCAAAGTTTTCAATCCGGTCACGTTTCGGGTTGTCGATAACTGAGCGGCGGCGGGTGTCTTCCTGCCAGTAGATGGACAGGTTATCCAGACGGGTGATCAGCAGTGCATTCGGCGGGAAGAACGGCGCACGCACGGCCTGCAGGCCACCCATGCGTTTCTGACTGATGATCATATCGGCAGCCAGTTTTTCACTGTTTTCCTGCTCTTTGTTGACCAGCGGGAAATACTTGTCAGACAGCAGTTCACGACCGCAAATCACCACCAGATCGTCATCGTCCTGGTAGACCACGTCGATAAGCTCATTGACGGCATCCATCACCACGGCGTCCAGGTTGGCATATTCGCCACCTTTCCCGACTTTCACCGCACCCGGTGTGGTTTCACCGCCCGTGGTGGTGCTACCCATGACGTGATCCGGTGCATCTTCACGGATTTTCTGCAGCCAGCCTTTGTTCACATCCTGCAGCAGCGGGTTTTCGCTACGGTTGGAGGTTTTCGCACGCTTCACGCCGTTAAAGCCGATCATGATGCGGTCCAGTGCCTGACGTTTCACGATGGCGTCACGGATACGCACCTGAAAATCCTGAAACTTCGCCCACAGGTCCAGCTTCGCGTAGGTCAGCACCGTGTCAAAGTTGGTCTGCTCGCATTTATATTCCACATCGACCATCAGCGTCGGATCGACAGGTTCACGCTCTTTCGCGGTGGTATCAGTGGTTCCGGCAATGGTGCTGCCAACTCCCAACCCCAGCAGCTGACCGGACTGCTCAGTCACTGGCGTGACGTTAATCAGCGTCAGGAAAGCGGCGGACTGCTGGATCTGGTCTTCCAATGTCTGCTGCACGGACGGCTCTACGGTGAACTTGCTGGACAGTTCTTCAACTGCCACACCGTTCAGACGCGCCAGCTGCTGCAGGTAAGCGTTAAAAGCAAAGCGGGTATTCTTCTTCATCGGGTTTTGTGCTCCATCAGCAATTGGTCAGAGTGTCAGCGGGGGCGTTACCGCCTGTTGCACGCTGGCGGTAGTCCTGGCGGCTGTCTTCATGACTCAGCTTATTCACCAGTTCGTTAAAGGCGGTCTGCTGTGCCTGCAGGGCAGTCTCCAGCTCAGACAGACGTTCTTCCTGCTCAGACAGGGATTTTTCGGTGCGTGCGCTCAGGTTCTGCTGCTCAGTGGCGACCAGCTCCACGGCCTTATGCACATCAGAGAACCGGGCGTCATCGGACTGCTCTTTTTTGGTGAACAGCGCCGTGACACGGGTAAACAGGGACGGCTTGTCCTCCTGGATTTCTTCCAGTTCGATCACCGTTTCCTCTGCGGCGGTAAAGAGATTGGCGGGATTCTGCTTGCGGTTTGCCAGCGGGTTATGGGCTGCACTGGCGCTGAATGTCAGCATTTCCGTACCCAGACTGGCGGGATCATCAGTGGCAGCCAGGCCGACCAGGTAGGCTTTGCCCGTATCAGCAAACTTCGGGCTGACTTCCATAGAGGTGAATAATTTCTGGCCTTTTTTCACCAGCTCCACCAGGGACTCCGTTGGCTCAACGTCGGCATACAGCGCCATCTTGCCTGCCAGCGGACCTTCCGTGATTTCTTCAGCAAACAGCGCCGTCACCTTGCCGTAGCGGTTAAAGGTGCTGTCCGGCAGATAAGACTTGATGTGCTCAAGGTTAATCAGCGCGGTATACACCGCCGGGTTGTAGCTGGCTGCCATCTGTTCCAGCCATTCACGCTGGATTTCGCGTCCGTCGGTGGTGGCACCTTCCACCCCGATGCGAAAACGCTTTGCTTTCACTGTCATGAGCCGTGCTCCGTTAGAAAAAACTTACTGGAGCCTTATGGTTGCGGTGATGGGGGCAGTGAAACAATGCGCGGTATTTGTACCGACAACCACACAAACCGCAGGCGGGGAAAGCCGTCATTCAAGGCTGTAGGTTTGTGCCATGAACACCACACTGACACCCGCAGATCTCGATCCCCGTCGGCAGGCCATGCTGCTGTACTTTCAGGGATACCGCGTCGCCCGCATTGCTGAAATGCTGGGCGAGAAAGTTGCAACCGTTCACAGCTGGAAAAAACGCGACAAGTGGGGTGACTATGGGCCGCTGGATCAGATGCAGCTCACCACCGCCGCACGCTACTGCCAGCTCATTATGAAGGAGCACAAAGAAGGGAAAGATTTCAAAGAAATTGACCTGCTGGCACGCCAGTCTGAGCGCCACGCGCGGATCGGCAAGTTTAACAATGGCGGCAACGAAGCCGACTTAAACCCTAACGTTGCCAACCGCAACAAAGGCCCACGTCGTCAGCCGGAAAAGAATGTTTTCACCGATGAACAGATTGAGAAACTGGAAGAAATCTTCCATTCCTCTATGTTCAACTACCAGCGTCACTGGTGGGAAGCCGGAAAAACCAACCGCATCCGCAACCTGCTGAAGTCACGCCAGATCGGCGCGACCTTTTACTTTGCCCGTGAAGCCCTGATTGACGCCCTGCTGACCGGGCGTAACCAGATTTTCCTTTCTGCCAGCAAGGCTCAGGCCCACGTCTTTAAACAGTACATCATCGACTTTGCCAAAGAAGTGGAGGTGGAGCTGAAAGGCGATCCGATGGTGCTTCCTAACGGGGCCACGCTTTACTTCCTCGGCACCAATGCCCGCACGGCCCAGAGTTACCACGGCAACCTGTATCTGGATGAATATTTCTGGATACCGAAATTCCAGGAGCTGCGTAAAGTGGCTTCCGGTATGGCTATTCACAAAAAATGGCGACAAACCTATTTTTCCACGCCATCCAGTCTGACACACAGTGCTTATCCGTTCTGGTCCGGTGCGCTGTTCAACCGTGGGCGCAACAAAGCCGATAAGGTGGACATCGACCTGTCCCACAGCAATCTGGCCCCCGGCCTGCTGTGCGCAGACGGGCAATACCGCCAGATAGTCACCGTGGAAGATGCGGTGCGCGGCGGCTGTAACCTGTTCGACCTTGACCAGTTGCGCATGGAGTACAGCCCGGACGAATACCAGAACCTGCTGATGTGCGAGTTTGTGGACGATCTCGCGTCCGTGTTCCCGCTCAGCGAGCTGCAGGCAGGCATGGTGGACAGCTGGGAAGTCTGGACCGACTTTCATGCACTGGCCCTGCGCCCGTTTGGCTGGCGCGAAGTGTGGATCGGTTATGACCCGGCAAAAGGTACGCAGAACGGCGACAGTGCCGGATGCGTGGTGGTGGCGCCGCCAGCCGTGCCGGGTGGTAAGTTCCGCATTCTTGAGCGTCACCAGTGGCGCGGGATGGACTTCCGCGCCCAGGCTGACGCCATCAAAAAACTGACCGAACAGTATAACGTGACCTATATCGGCATCGACTCGACCGGCGTCGGTCACGGGGTTTACGAGAACGTGAAAGCGTTTTTTCCTGCCGTCAGGGAGTTTGTCTACAACCCCAACGTTAAAAACGCCCTGGTACTCAAGGCCTACGACATTATCAGCCACCGCCGTCTGGAGTTTGACGCCGGGCACACCGACATTGCGCAGTCATTTATGGCAATCCGTCGCGCTACCACTGCCAGTGGCAACCGCCCGACCTATGAAGCCAGCCGCAGCGAAGAAGCCAGCCATGCCGATCTGGCCTGGGCAACAATGCACGCACTGTTTAACGAACCGCTGCAGGGCGAGTCCGCCAATACCAGCAATATTGTGGAGATTTTTTGATGGGAAAGAGTAAGAAGAACCGCGCTGCGTCGACGAAACAGATCCAGCATAAAAGCCAGACTTCAGCCGAAGCATTCAGCTTCGGTGATCCCGTTCCTGTTCTGGACCGCCGCGAACTGCTGGACTATGTGGAATGCGTACAGATGGATCGTTGGTATGAGCCGCCTGTGAGTTTCGACGGACTGGCGCGAACCTTCCGCGCCGCCGTGCATCACAGCTCACCGATTGCAGTGAAGTGCAACATTCTGACCAGCACCTACATCCCTCACCCGCTGCTCAGCCAGCAGGCTTTTTCGCGTTTTGTGCAGGACTATCTGGTTTTTGGTAACGCCTACCTGGAGAAACGCACGAACCGCTTCGGTGAAGTTATCGCCCTTGAGCCTGCACTGGCAAAATACACCCGCCGCGGGTTAGACCTGGATACCTACTGGTTTGTGCAATACGGTATGACAACCCAGCCGTATCAGTTCACGAAAGGCAGCATTTTTCATCTGATGGAACCGGACATTAACCAGGAGATCTACGGCCTGCCCGGTTATCTTTCTGCCATTCCGTCAGCTCTGCTCAACGAGTCCGCCACGCTGTTCCGCCGCAAGTATTACATTAACGGCAGTCATGCAGGATTCATCATGTACATGACCGATGCTGCGCAGAACCAGGAGGATGTGAACAACCTCCGCAATGCGATGAAAAGCGCCAAAGGTCCTGGTAACTTCCGTAACCTGTTTATGTACTCGCCTAACGGTAAAAAGGACGGGCTTCAGATTATCCCGTTGTCAGAAGTGGCGGCGAAGGATGAGTTCCTGAATATCAAGAACGTGAGCCGGGACGACATGATGGCGGCGCATCGCGTGCCGCCTCAGATGATGGGGATTATGCCGAATAATGTCGGGGGATTTGGGGATGTGGAGAAGGCCGCAAATGTATTTGTGCGTAATGAGTTAATTCCGCTTCAAAGAATTATACAAGGATTTAACGGATTTATTGGTGACGACATCATAAACTTCGAAAAATATAAATTATAGAAAATAGGCCTGTAATCAGGCCTAGTATACTAACATTGTTTACATAAATCAGAAAAACTACCACCGAAATAATACAGTGCAGATTTATCATTTAGTTCTTTAAAAACTTCACACGCACGCTGGTGTATCTCAATAGCACTAGATTTATTTCGCCCAATAATAACAGTCTCTTTTTCAGTACTATCGCCATCCAGAAAAGTCTTCAAAAGAAAATTAATAATAAAGTCTTCCTTTGGGAAAGAATAACCTATAAAGATCAACAGATCTGCTTGTCTCAACTGGGTAGAGGATTTCACAAAAGCTGTCTTAAAGTATTTATCCCCATAGTCTTGTTCATTTGAAGGCAAGATAATATTTGGAACAACTTTTGCGTTTAATAATGAATCATAATCTATTTTAAAACCATCCCTTGCAGCAACAACCTCAAATCCTCCATTAAGCTTATACAAACCTATACCTTTAGGCTGAGGACACACTAATATATTATTATGATGCACAGGAAAACCCCGATTAACTGAACGTTCAGGGAATGCATGATGTAGCACTTTATCAATAACTATATCGTAGTTTGTTGTGACTACATCCAGTGCTGAAGCTTCCTGTAAACTCTTAAAGAAAGAAATAATATTCCTTTTATTCTGCCCAAATTTTGCAGTTTGACTTAGCTTTAAATCATTTGCCGGTATTTTTTTTGCAAACTTATTTTTTACATATAGTTTTACTTGTGCCTCAAACAACTCAAGCGTATGCCTATCAAGATACGACGGCAATAAACTTGGATATCGCTTATAAACATCCAATGCATATTTAAAACTCTTGAAAACATTAGCTTTGTCATCTAAACCTGCATTAGCATCCGCCCATTTAAATTTAAGACTGTCGAACAAAGAAAAAAAACCATACTCATCAATATTTTCTAATGCTTCGTCTTCAGAGATGGAAAAGACTTCATTACTCAATGGGTATTTGTCATCCCAGGCTTTAGAAAATCCTGCTCCGAGAAAAACACATACTCTTCGCTCTCTTATTTTTGATTTCAATGTGGCGAAGGATGTAATTTCTAAATTATTAGGTGTCAAAATATCACCATCATAAGCAAAGCTAGTCATGTTTTTCTCACGCTTAGTTTTTTATATCAAGAAAAGCTGGAACTAATCCAAATTCGCCACGTAAATATTTGGCAGACACTTTAGCATCTTTCCTTACAGAAAATACCGTAGCATTAGTTATTATCGACGCTTTAGATGAATCCTTGACTATAATATTAAGCTCATCTCTTCTAAACACATCATCTAATAAAGGAATATTATGTGTAGACATAATAAACTGCACACCATTTTTACGGCAGGTTTTATCAAATATTTTTTTGATTAGTGCACTTGCCAAAGAATAGTGAATAGATGAATCTATTTCATCCACATAAAGTGTAAAATCATATTCACTAGCCCAAATCAATATTGCTAAAAATGTTAAAACATTTAGTGTGCCTTGGGAAAAAAATTCATCCCTACGGTCAGGGCCTATTCTAGTAAAATCACCATCATCATTTTTTATGAGATAAACAAATTTATACTCATTATCTTCGCCAAATCTTACAAATTCAACTTTATCTATATGCAGCGGCGACTGAATAACCATTTCATTATAGGTATTTAAAATTCTTTGACCACTCTCATTTAATTTTTCATTTCCTTCCTCACCTGATAACTGGCGCTTAAGTTGTCCTTCAACAAATTTAAGACTTGGATTTTTGAATTTTTCAGAGTAATAAGGCAATTGTTTTAATGCCCAGCGTTGGGTTTCAACAAGAGCATCAATTTCTAAAGATTTTGCAAAAGTTACAACAGCTCCACTTTCTCTTAAGACAGGATTAATCAACGACTCGTATTTTTTTAAGTCGGGCTTTTTGAAAACCAACCCATTTTCATTGCGAATAAAAATACATTGTTCCCTTGCATTTTTTCTTATCGGTCTAATGTATAAATACTCATCTACAATAACTTCATTTAAAACTGACACACCATAACGGACGAAGTTTTTTTGCTCTTCATCAATCAGTATCGCTTCATAGGAAGTAGGTTTGTTACGACATTCCTTATTTAGAAGGAAAGGCATATGCAATTTGTGTAATGTGTCACTATGAATTGAATTTGCAAATTCAGTAATAGCATTTATTAATTGTGTTTTACCAACACCATTTCCGCCTATTAATGCGGCAAATCTGTTTACTCTTAAACCATTCGCTAATGTCACGATATGTTCAGGATGCTCATCCCCAATTGAGGAAGCAAAACTAAGAACCTGTCTTTCGCGAAAGCTCTTGTAATTTTCTAAACTGAATGCAACTAGCATCTGAAGTCCTCATTTTTGCGTAAAAAACGCATTTTTGACTATTTCGGTAATGTAATCCAGTGCTAACGCAAAAGCAACTTAACATTTTATGTTATATTATTAATTATGTATCCGCGCGCGCTCGTATCCCCGCCACGCCTGCCCGCTTTATGTAGTGGTTTTCATGCACCTGCATGATCTACGCAAAAGCCCGCCAGAACTGGCGGGCCTTAACACAAAAGATCCTCAAACGATCATGCGATCTCATGCAGCATAGACATGCGCGTTTATGCAGAATGTGCAAAATCGTAACATACTCAGCAAGCGTGAAACCTAGAACGTGACAGCCTTGTCAAAGCCAGAAATAATTGTATAGGAAATAGACGAGTTATCAGCCTTGTTCACTTTGAACTTGGCACCTTTGTAAGCGATAACATCACTTCCCTTAGAATCTACAGAAAAATCTGTTGTAAACGCTGCACGAGCCATATCGTTTGCAAACTCACGATAGGTAAACTTCATTACACCGTCTGCATTTCCATTGTATTCGATAGTCTTAACCAATGAGTTACTCACTCGACACAGCCCATCAGGAACACGCTTGATAGAAATTTCTGAGGCTGTATAAGAAGTGCCGTTTGGTGGTGATATCTCATTTTTTGCAGCATCGTAACTTACATAATCAACATAGGTGCCGATTTGTCCATAGATATTTTTTAGCGCAACAGCTTGAGGATTATGATGATTGCGGTAAATTCCATTCCCTTCGCTGCAATATGTACCTGCAGAGATAGAAGATAGCGCACCATTAGCCGCACCAAGCTCTAGTACGTCCGTTTTATATCCAGTAGCAGATGTTATGATGGGGTCGCCCATGTAGGCTGTAGCACTTTGCCCAATAGCAGGCTTCACCACTTCAATAGCTGTGATATTTCGGTTAGAAGCATGAGGCACGCAACCAGTTAGGATTACAGCAAGAGATATAGGTAACGCAATATGGTTAATTTTCATTTTTAGCCTATTATTCTTTTCTTGACAAAAAACGAGGCGATATCTGATTGACATCACCTCTCACTCATATGTAACCCTTTTTAAGTATTAAAAACAAGCATCTATTGACAAAATCAATGCAGCCAGCTGTCGTCTTCCCACACCTTCTGCATAATTTTCATCACTTGTTTTCTTTCTTCATCCAGTTGCAGTCCGGTCAGTTCCACACCGTTAGAGCTACCTTTACGGATACGAATTACCGTTTTGGGATATAGGGGGCGCAGATTGCGGTAAAGCTCGGATTCAAGGGCGTCCAGGGTAGACTGGCTAATCTTCTGCTCTTTATCGATCATTATTTCAATGCGCATAAAAGTCACCTCAACTGATGACATCCATTGAGCGGTTGTATTCGTGGGTTCTGATTTTTGCCATGAGTTCATCTGTCAGTTCAGAAACCCACTGCAGGGCCAGCCCCTTCTCTTCATCACTACACTCACTAGCCGCTACAAGCTTAAGAAAAAAATCAATGCGCTGGAGCTTCAAAGACTCCAAAAAATAGTCCTGCATTTTTCCTCCTATGACACCACAAGCAATACTGTATACATAACCACTGTTTATATTTACAGTATATAATAACCTTACTGATGTAAAACGTTTTTTTACGTTCATCAGCATGATATGCCTGGTATTATTAAGAGCACGAATTGTTAACCCGCGTAATTAATACAGGTTCCGCCACTTATCATCTTCCTGCAAACGCTGGTTCCGATAGAAGATACGCAGGCCTGCTCCTGACGGAATACTGCCTCCGCGAAGGAGTAAATCGACCTCTTTCTCGCTGCCATCAAATCCTCTGGACTTCAGCTCATACACGAGCTGCAGTCGCTGATGGTCTGTAATTCGCTGTTTGTAGTCTTTACGCCGTTTCGGTTTCACCAGGCGTAACCTTGCTGCCAGTTCCCGGCACTCTTTTTTGCTCATACTGTGCAGGTAATCGTGCAACTCCTTGTCATCCATGCGGGTAATATCCGTTCTGGTGTCCCCATCAGCTGATTTATCTTTCTCCTGTTGGTTCAAATTTTCAGCAAGGGGACAGTTATTGCCACGAGTCCAAGGGGCGCAAGCGCCCTGGTCGGCTACCGCCTCCTGAACGTCAACGGCCTTACGAACCATTTTCCACTTCACTGCATGAGTGCAGATCTTGCCCTCTGAAATGGGTGACCAGATGCCATAAATACGAATACCGTGATCGCCATAGGCGGTCGGCTCTTCGTTGATTTCATAAGCGGTTCTGATGAGGTGATATTTACGGGGAACCAGTACGCCGCCCTGCTTCATGATGTAGGAGGCAAAACAACCAGCATCAGCAGCAGCCAGGATGGCATCAAGGCGCGGGTTATCCAGTACCGGCGCACCTGCTTTTTTGTCCCCCTGTTGCCTTGCCGCCTGACCAGCCAGCAATCGCAGTTCACGGTAAGCCTGACGCCCCGGAATGCCAAAGAAGCGGAATTGCTGAACACGATGCAGAGACGCCCAGGCATTAACGTATTCAGCGTTATCACGCAGGGATTTACCCGTTTCCTTGCTGATCTCACCAGCCAGACCACGCCCGTCAATGTTCTTACTGATGTATTTCGCGATGTAGCTTGTTGGCGTACCTTTGCGCGGGTTTATCAGCTCAGACTTAAAGCGTGGTCCCGTGTTATTACCCAGCTCCTCGCGGTCTTCACGAATGGCAAACTTACGCAACAAAGCAGTAATGGCTCGGCGATCTTTTTTGCGCATAAAACACAACAGGTGCCAGTGAACTGTACCGTCATGATGCGGCTCAGCCACCCGCACGCCATACCAGCGCAATCCGGCTTTGTGCATCGCTTTACGAAATGCAGCAAACATGCCGACCAGATAATCACTGCTTTGTCTTACCGTCGCGTTTGTCCAGGTCGGGTTTGGTCTGCCGTTATTTAGCGTGGAATGGAAACGTGACGGACAGGTGATGGTGTAGAAAACGGCGCAGTCACCGCGCATTTCCGCGATAAGCTCCAGACCTTTAACACAGGCCATCATCTCATTGCGGCGATGCGCAGGGTTGCTGCTGCTGGCGTTTACCACATCCTCCATGTCCAGCGTGTCGCCGTCTTCGTTCACCAGTTCATGAGAACGGAAAAACTCCAGCGACTTACGGCGCTGCTCACGTTTATGCAACACGGCTTCATAGCTGACATAGGGAGATACTTTTTTGCTGACAAGGCAGACAGCACGCAACTGCTCTTCCCGCCATTCGCAACGCATCTTCCATAATTTCCGATACCACCAGTCGGCGCATAACATACGCGCCAGCGAACCCGGAATGAGTTCATAAGGCACGGGTTTACGGCGGTTTCTTTTCCGACGGAGTTGCTCAAACGCAGGCGGGATAACATCCAGACGCAGGGTTTCCGCTGCCACCTTTTCCCATGTCTTGCGGATTTCTTCTGGCGTAACATCATCGGTGGCATACAAATCGCCACAAGCTGTATCAAGGCACATGCTCATATGCGCAGCTACCAAGGTGGACAGGCGTTTCACCTGATCCTGACTCATTTCAGGCAGGATCAGCAGGCCGTCCAGCCCTTCATGGCTTGCCATAAAGCGAAAAGAAGTGGATAGCTGACTGTCGCGTACATGCTCCAGTCGTTCCAAGCATGGCTTAATCGTCTCACGCAAATAGCGGGAATAAGCCTTTGGCCTGCCCAGGCTGCTGAAGTATTTAATACGTTGCATCAGCGGCTTGCTGATATGGGAAGGCTGGGCGTTGACGTCCGCCAGAATGGCCATGTCTGGATTAAAACGCTGCTGCTCATGCGCCAGCTTTGCCCGGCTAATTAGCTTATCCTGCTCCATTTCGCGTTGGACAGGATCACGGGATTCATTAAAGAAATAACGCTCCCAGACCTGATCACTCAGTGCCTCGCGGCGTAGTTGTTCCTGCTCGTTATCGGCAGCGTACAGAGTGATCAGGTTTGAAAGCGCAGAAACCGGCGCAACTTCCGCCGGGTCCAGATAAGGGTTAATGGCCTTTTTCGGGCTGTTCCATGAGAATGCTGCGGCGACCTCGTTAAAGCCGCTGCAGTTGTTCATATCAGCATGGCTCATGCACGCACTCCGTACACGACGGAACAATCCACGCCACGCGAAGGATCAAATCCTACCCAGCAGCGCGGCCCGGAAACAGCGATGATTTCTGTTGCTGATTTACTCTCACCAGCTGCTACGCCGATGCTGCGTTTTACCTTGATATAGTGGTGAGTAAAATTGCGATACAGCGAACGGATCAGGGATGTGTCACTGTTAGAAACAATGACCGGATGTCCTTCTGATGACCGATGTTCAAGAACGGATGCCAGGTGATACTGGTCATCTTCAGTAAAGCCGTCAGCGTGATAGCCGGAAAACGTACCGTCATAAGGCGGATCGCAATACACCACATCCCCCGCCTTCAACATCGCCAGCGTTTCATCAAAGCTGGCGCAGATAAACGTTGCTCGCTGGGCTTTTTCTGCAAAAGCGCGAATTTCTTTTTCAGGGAAATACGGATTTTTATAATTACCGTAGGGAATGTTGAAATGCCCGCTCTTGTTATAGCGACATAACCCACGGTAACCGTGACGATTGAGATACAGGAAATATACCGCTTTCATGAAATCAGTAATTTCAGTTGAGTAATTAAACTCCTGCCTTATGTTGTAATAAGCCACCTCCCTGTTTGCGATCTCAAATAAAACTTTGGCGCGAGATATAAACAATTCACAATCAGCGGCAACCTTTTTATAGAGGTTGATTAAATCAGGATTAATATCCGCAACCAGATAGCAGGGATAATCCGTCTCCATCATCACAGCACAGGAACCCGCGAAAGGTTCAACTAGTCGCGGACCAGCAGGAAGATGTTTTTTCAGTTCGGACATTACGGCGGTTTTATTTCCCGCCCATTTCAGGATGGTGCTCATACAGCACCTCCGTTGTAATGTTTGCCTTTCAGCTCTGCGATTTCCTGACAGGTAATGCAAAGCTGCACCCGGAATGGCACGGCGGCGTGCTGGCGGAATTGGCGCTTCACACTCAACGCAAAGCACGCGGGACACGCCCGGCGTTTTGGCACGGGCAGCACGGATATGGCGCTGGCGTTCTTCTTCAACGCGCTGCTGTACGAGATCCATTGCATCAGCCATTAGTGGATCTCCTGCGCTTCGTTCTGGATTGCTTCAGCAGTCACACGCAGCAGTTCTGCCGCTTCCACGTGGTTTAGCTGACGGGATGAGATATGACACGCCAGGCTATCAAGGCGAGCTGCCATTGCTTCAGCCCTTGCCCGGCGTTCTTCCAGACGAGCCTCTGTCAGTAAAATATTAAGCCCTGCGTCATCCGGTCCGGTTTTAGTCGTGAGGGTTTCAATATTACGCATAATCAATTCTCCTGAATTTAGATAAAGGGATGCCCGGCGGGTTTACGCCATTAATTTCATTAGTTGGTTAATTCGGCATGGTTAGCCGTCTGGGAAATAAGCTCACCACTGCACGAAAATGATTCATTGCTTTAATCAGCTCCCGCTTTTCGTCAGTGGTCAGCTCATTAATGCTGATGCTATGACGTTCAGCTGGAATTTTTGCCATAAAGAATATGGCAGCCAGTGCCCGTTTATTTTGTTCATTATTGATATCCCGTGGATCACGCATATCTTTAATAAACCGCTCAAGCTCTGACTCAATATTCAGGCCAAAAACTTTCGCCCTTAGCTCCGCAATGTGATTAAGTCCATTCAGGCGTTCACCGGGGCTTAATGGAACAGTCGCCGCAGCGCCATTAATTGCCATAATTCATATCCCCAAAACGCAACTATCGTTGTTTGTTATTACGGTAACGTTCAAGAGGAGATACATTTTTTCGTATCGTCTCTTTAACCTGCTCTCCCCGTAAAAACGTCCCATCTTTTAGCGTGAAAAAGTAACTGCCATCGCCCGACAACGACGGATAACAACAGAGCAAATCATCTTCAGGTACTGAATAACTCTCCCCTCTGTAACGAAACTGATAAACCACTTCACTTTCCGCTGCATACATTTTGACTTTCTCCGTTTCCTCGTGGTCAATTCAGACAGCAATTCATCTTGTGAATGACATGGATGCCAGCGTTTTCCATCCTCACCCATGATCCAGCCGTGACCGTAGTGCATTGCCGGGCTTTGCTTTACCAGCAGCGATGCAAATGATGGTTCTTTCGTCAGCATAAGTACCTCACAGCAAACCAAATGAAGCACCGAGGCCAGTCACGGTATCAACTGCACTCGCCATCGCAGGGTTAGCCTGTAAACGGGCCTGCAATGAAACAGCAGCCAACGCCATCAGTCGTGTTACAGAGTTAATGCTGCTGATAGCATCACGACGGCCTGCACTGGTTTTTACATCGCCAGATGCCGCACCTGCAGCAACACGCCCGATCTCTGCGGTTGCACTCATGACGTAATGTGGCAGTTTCTCTTTTGCCACCTCATTAATCGGTACACATGGCAGGCAGTGAATCTGAGCCAGAAAACCATCTACTAGCGTTGAATCTTCAGTCAGATCGGTAAGCAACCAGATTTCTGGTGCGGTTAATAAATGAGGTTGAGCTGGGTTCAGCTTGTTCCGCAGAATCTGCACATTCATGCCTGCACGTTCTGCCAGTTGCACCAGGTTGTGGCGCAGTGCGAATGCACGACAGGCTTCATCAAAATGTGGATGTTTGGAAACTTGGTAATCAAACATAGTCAATGCCTCTGATGTATTTCAGAATCGAACTAATTAAGGTTTAGATTGCATTCTGAAAGCGCATCAACGGTCATGGCTGCTATGTTGATCATCACTTTTTCGCGTTTTTTATCTTTGCGCAAACGGTGACGGATAAGGCGTCCATCAGCCAACATGTCATTGATAGTATCGATGGACAGCCCTGTCAGCTCGCTATAGCGTTCAATAGTCACATGAGGCGTGGTAAGAGTGATTGAAATGTTAGGTCTCATGATGCAACATTCCTCGTTTAATGATGATTAATCAGGACGAATACGGATCGTTTGTATTTTGTGAACACCATAAACATACGATCGCACAGTGAAATCGTCAAGACAAAAGTTCACTTGGAGTGACCATGAATTTGGAGAAAGGCGGACGAGGCGCTATAGAGCGCATGGTAGAAGCTTATGGATTCAAGACTCGACAGGCGTTGTGCGATCATTTAGGAATCTCTAAAAGTACACTCGCCACACGCTACATGCGTGACTCATTCCCAGCAGAATGGGTAATCCAGTGCGCCCTTGAAACAGGCACTTCGCTTAATTGGCTCACAACCGGGCATGGTTCAAAGCAAACTTCAGGTAATACAAATACTATGGAAGTTGCTAAATATGTATTATCTGATGGGGCTTTGTGTGAAGACGGTTTTTATATTTTCGATAGAGAATTTCTACCGTCGGCATTCAAGAATCTTTTTGTAATCACAGATAATAATTCTGAATTTATTTGTGATAAGGAATTTGATGATATACGTGATGGTAAATGGGTAATAAGTATTGATGGCGAAATAACGATCCGTGACATTACTCGTTTACCCGGTGGAAGAATCTTCGTCGAGGGTGGAAACAGAGCCTTCGAATGTAAGATAGAAGACATTGAAATAATTGGTAAAATTATAAGTTTAACAGTCAAGTATGTTAAATAGTACCGGGAGGAAACTATGCTTGGTAAGGTATTTTTTGTGGTTTTATCATGTTCTTTGTTATTAAACCCACTAACTACCTATGCTAGAAATTATCCCTGCTCAGGGAAAAAGGGAGGTGTTTCTCACTGTACCTCAGATGGCAAATTCGTTTGCAATGATGGAACTATTAGTAAATCCAAAAAAATCTGTACTAAAAACTCACGATAACTTTTGCTTTTATATCTGCGTCTAAAATAAAAATGAGCCGCAGGTTAACCGCAAAAGTTACATGCTCACATAGCAAAAAGAATAGCCAACTTCATTATGGCTTCAGTGAGATGTATGGTCGTAGGATTTCATACATTGACACTGGTTATACATACAGTAAAAATGCTCTCTACTGGAGGGCATTTTTTATGGCAGTACGAAAACTCACCACAGGGAAATGGCTTTGCGAATGTTACCCCGCCGGACGAAGTGGGCGTCGTGTGCGTAAACAATTCGCCACCAAAGGCGAAGCTCTGGCTTTTGAGCGTCACACTATGGAAGAAACCGAATCAAAGCCATGGCTGGGCGAATCAGTGGATCGTCGAACCCTGAAAGACGTGGTTGAGCTATGGTTCAAACTACATGGTAAATCTCTGACTGCTGGGCAGCATGTCTATGACAAATTGCTGCTGATGGTTGGCGCTCTGGGCAATCCTCTTGCAACCGATCTCACCTCTAAAATGTTTGCCCACTATCGAGATAAACGCCTGACAGGCGAGATCTACTTCAGCGAGAAATGGAAGAAAGGAGCAAGCCCGGTCACCATTAACCTGGAGCAAAGCTATCTAAGTAGTGTTTTTAGCGAACTATCCCGTCTGGGCGAATGGTCGTATCCGAACCCACTGGAGAACATGCGAAAATTCACCATCGCAGAAAAAGAGATGGCATGGCTTACCCATGAGCAGATTGTTGAATTACTGGCTGATTGCAAACGTCAGGACCCAATTCTAGCACTGGTAGTTAAGATATGCTTAAGCACAGGCGCACGCTGGCGAGAAGCCGTAAATCTTACTCGTTCACAGGTGACCAAATACCGAATTACCTTTGTAAGAACGAAGGGGAAGAAAAACAGAAGTATCCCTATCAGTAAAGAGCTTTACGAAGAGATCATGGCGCTTGATGGATTCAATTTCTTCACAGACTGCTATTTTCAATTTTTATCCGTGATGGAAAAAACGTCTATCGTGCTCCCTCGCGGTCAACTCACACACGTTCTGCGCCATACGTTTGCGGCGCACTTCATGATGTCGGGTGGAAACATTCTGGCCTTACAAAAAATTCTCGGACACCACGATATAAAAATGACTATGCGTTACGCACATCTGGCACCGGATCATCTGGAAACGGCGCTCCGTTTCAATCCTCTGGCAACGCTGCCAAGTGGCGACAAAGTGGCGGCAGCGGTTGGCATTACCCCGTAA